TGGCCGGCGCAAACGCCGCAAGATGAAGCTGCGCCGGCTCGAGCGCTTGCGTGGTCGGCGCGCTGCGCGCTCGCTGTTCAAGAAGTTCAGAAGAAAGGCGCCGGGCAAATATGGCGGTTAACTTTTCTGAGGATGTCTACCTGCCGGCGCAGGAATTGTTCGGGCGCGTGGTCACCGTTACGCCGGTCAAGAGCCAACCAGCCGGGCCGGCCTACGCCGCCCGCGGCATTCTCGATATCGACGCCATCGATGTCGACGCGCTGGACGGCTCGATCGTTTCCGAGACGCGCATCGTGCTCGATATCCGCGACGTGGAGTTCGCCGTGCTGCCGCTGCAGGGTGATCTCATCAACGTGCCGGCGGACCCGGTCGGCCTGGCCCCCGAGGGCGATTTTGAGGTGCTGGATGCCGACCCGAATGGCGGCGGTGAAACGACCTTGACGCTGCGGCGCCTGGTGGCGGCCAAGCCATGAGCGCAACGAGCTACGCGATGATTGTGCGCGATGCGATGCTGGCGCGGATTAAGACCATGCCGTTCTTTGCCGGCTTTACGTTTAGCAGCAACAAAGCCGAGCAGGTGCAGCCGGAAAAGATACCGTTTGTCGGCGTCTACTTTATCAGCGAGGACATGCTGCCGGACGGTGATGCAAACGTGCTCGAGCCGCGCTTTCGTCTGTCGGTGCTCTACGGCTTTTCGATCATCATTCAAAACAACGACGCCGCGGCGGCGGAAAACAAACTAGACGAGGGCTTTGTGCTCTTGTGCGATCGCCTGTTTACCGACCCGTCGCTCTATCTCAATCCGGCGGCGAGGATCCAGGCCTACGCGCGCGGCAACCGCACGCATCAATTCGGCAACGCCGGCGCCGACAATTCCATTCCTATTGCCGAGAGCCGGTTCTCGCTGACCATCGATCTCGGCACCATCGACTTCCCGCCGCTGGTGCCGGACGTGCTCTCGAAGGTGCACCTCGAGACGCGCTATCCCGCCGGCAGCGACCCGCAGGAAATTCAGCAAGTCGCCGCCGACTACGATCTCCCAACCGAAAAGTGAGCGAACATGACCATACAAGTGTGGCCGCGGACCGATGAAATCCGCAAAGTGCTTTATCACCCGACCGGCAAATATTTTCCCGCCGATGGCCCGGCTGACTGGCCGGAGGATACTTACACGGCGCGCCGCATCGCGGACGGCGATGTGTTGACCGAGGATCCTGGCGCGCCGGTGGCGCGAAAAGGGAAGGCCGAGGCAAAAGCCGAGCGTCACGAAAGCTGATCGACCCCCGAGTTCTGATCGCAAACCACGGCCCGCCTCACCGAAGGCGGGCCGCTCCCATATCCGCGCGCGCGGATACCAACCGCAAAGGAGGGCAGCATGCCCATCTCTTTTAATCGCATCCCATCCAATTGGCGCATGCCGCTGTATTGGGTCGAGCTCGACCCGAGTAAGGCAGGCCTCGGGCAGACGCCGGGCCGCTCGCTCCTGATCGGCATTAAATTGACCGCTGGCACCGCACCGCCGGACGTGCCGGTGCCGTGCGCCTCGCAGGCGCAGGCCGACGCGCTGTTCGGCCAGGGCTCGCAGCTCGCTTGCATGTTCCGCGCGTTCTTTGCGAACAATTGGGCAAATGAAGTTTGGGGCCTGCCGGTGGCCGAACCTACCGGTGCCGCGGCTGCCGGCTCGATCACGGTTGCTACTGCGCCGACCGGGCCTGGCACCATCGACTTGTATATTGCCGGGTATAACGTACCGGTTTATGTCGGCGCCACCGATACCGTTGACATCATCGGGGCCTCGATCGCCGCCGCGATCAATGCCAACAAATCGCTGCCCGTCAGCGCGGTTGCTACCGCCGGGGCGGTCGCCGTCACCGCAAAGTTCAAAGGCACCGCCGGTAACGATATCCGATTATCCGACAGCTATTACGGCACGGTCGGCGGCGAAATGCTGCCGCCGGGATTGACGCTGACCTATACGCCAATGGCCGCCGGCACCGGCGATCCGGTGTTCACCGCCGCGATCAGCAACCTGGGCGAGTCGGAGGTCGACTTTGTCGCCATGCCGTTTACCGATGCGACGTCGCTCACCGCCTGGGAAACCGAGTTCGGTTTTTCGGACACCGGACGCTGGGGCTTCATCCGGCAGCACTACGGGCAGCTGTTTAATGCCAAGCGGGACACCGTCGCCAATCTGTTGACCTTCGGTGCCACTCGCAACAGCGGCCAGAATTCTGTGCTCGGCATCGAGCTCACCGCGCCGACGCCGACCTATGAATGGGCGGCGGCCTATTGCGCCAAAGCGGCACGCGCCCTGGTGAACGATCCGGCGAGGCCCTTGCAGACGCTGTCGCTCGACAGCTGCCTGCCGGCGCCGGGCAAGGGTCGCTTCTTACTGTCGGAGCTCAACCAGCTCGCCTATGGCGGCATCGCCACGCAGCGCGTGATGGTCGACGTGCCGGTCATCATGCGGGAGTCGACGACCTACACGAAAAACCTCTACGGCAATTCCGACGACGCCTACGAGCTGGTGACCACGCTGTCGACGCTGACCGCGTTGCTGCGCAATCAGCGCCAGGCGATCACCTCGAAATTCCCGCGGCACAAATTGGCCGACGATGGCACCCGGTTCGGCGCCGGCCAGGCGATCGTCACGCCGAAAATCATCAAGGCGGAGCTGGTCGCGCAGTATCGCATCGACGAGTTTAATGGCCTGGTCGAAAACGGTAAGGCCTTTAAAGACAACCTTATCGTCGAGCGCGATGCAAATGATCCCAACCGGGTGAACGTGCTCTACCCGCCTGACCTGGTGAACCAGCTGCGCGTGTTCGCCGTGCTGGCGCAGTTCCGCCTGCAGTACGACCGCGGCCTGGACACTGTCATCGCGGCCTGACCGCGCGACATTCAGCAACTTTGAGCGACATTGAGCAACATAGCGGAGACACGACATGGCACAGAGAATTGCGGGGACGGCCTTCCTTAAGGTGGACGGCAATCAGTACCCGTTGCGTGGCAACTTCACCGTGACCCCATCGGTGATCGAGCGCGCCGGCATCGCCGGTCAGGATTACATTCACGGCTATTCGGAATTGCCGCGGGTGCCGTCGATCGAGGGCGATGTGTCGACCACGCCAGGTCTGTCGATCGAGGATATCGACGCGATGGTGAACGTCACCATCACCGCCGAGCTCGCCAACAACTCGGTCTATGTTTTGCGCGAGGGCTGGTGTGTCTCGGCGCTTGCGATCAATGCGCGCGACGGCCTGGTGCGGGTGAAGTGGGAAGGCATTAGCTGCGACGAGATCATGTGATGGCGGATGACGCACCCGCCCCGAAGCTCGATCCGTCCGAAGCCAAGCCTGCCAACGGCGCGGAGTTCACCGGGCTGACGATGCCGTTGCGAAAGCCTATCATCGCGCATGGTGATGAAGTCAGCGAGCTCAAATTCCGCGAGCCGACCGCCGGCGATATCGAGGCCTGTGGCACGCCAATCATGATTGATTTCATGACCGGCGAGCAGCCGAAGCTGACCTTTGAGACGAAGGCAATGTTCGCCATGATGTCGCGGCTCGCCGGCGTGCCGCCTTCCACCATCAAGCAGATGCACCCGAAAGATTGGGGCGCGGCGGCGCTGCTTCTGGCGCACCGTTTTTTTACTCCAGAGATTTAGACGAGCCCGAGCGCCTGGTGCTCGACTGCTATCGGCTGGCAAAATATTACGGGCGCAATCCCCGCGAGTTCCTCGACATGCCGTGCTCGGAAGTTTTGCGCCACGTCATGTGGACGGTGAAGCTGCAGCAAAAAATAAGGCCGCTCGACGATGGCGACGAATGATTTTGACTCCGAGGCCATGCTGGCGTTCTTTCGCCAACTCGGCACCGAGGTCGACAATCTAAAAGCCAAGATTTCGTCGCTCAACGAGTCGGGCGGCGGCGGTATGAAGAAGCTGACCGACGAGACCGATCGGTTCGGCAAGACCGTTGAGAAGCATTCGCGCAGCGTTCACACGATGCGCCAGGAAACTGGCGGCCTGCTCGAATTCTTAAAAGGTCCGGCGGGCCTGGCCGCCGCTTTCATCGGCGCCGCAAAGGCGATGGATATCTTTGCGGTCGGTCAGTTGCAGCTCCGCAACTTCGCGCTCAATACCGGTTACAC